CTGAGTGCGGACAACTGGGTCTGGTTCATCGACCACGGCGGCGAACAGCACACGGTCATGCCGAATTTTGTGGAGGAATGACCGTGCCCCGAAATGCCCCGAAATGCCCCGAACGGGAAAACCCTACCGTGCCCCGAAATGCCCCGAACCCCCTATAGGGGTTCGGGGCACGGGCCGAGGGCCGGCTTGGGGAACCGGGGCAGGGCGGTCCAGACCTCGACAAATGGCCCGGAGGGGCGTATGAGAGCCGGCATGGATGGCGTGCTGATCGAGGTCGAGCGCACGGCGCAGGGCTGCAACGTCGCCACGCGCACGAGCGACGGGATGGTGGACATCGTGTTGTGGTGCGATGAGCCCCTGCTCGAGGAGACGGCGCGCGGACGCGAACACAACTGTCGGGGGTACTTCGATGAGTGACAAGATGGCTCTGCGGCAGATCATCGAGATCGCCGCTGCGGCGCTTGCCGCAGAGGGCGAGGAAGACGAAACTGAAACCGAAGGCGAGGAGAGCGAAGATGGCATGCAAGCCGAAGACGAAGCCGGTGAAACCGAGGAAGTGACCCCAGCGGCGGTGCGTGCGACGGCGCTGCGTATCCGGGGCATGCGCGATGCCGAGTAAGAGCCCTGCGCAGGCGCGGCTCATGGCTGCGGTCGCGCACGGCTGGAAGCCGAAGGGCGTCGATGTCCCGGTGAAGGTCGCGAAGGAGTTCAATCGCGCCGACACGGGAACGAAGATGCTCGCGAAGGCTGCGGCGTTGAGGAAGAAGTGAATCAACCAAAGCCCAAAGGCGGCAAGCGTTTAGGCGCGGGCGCGAAGAAAGGCGTGCGGCTCGCGCCGGCAACGCGAGAGCGCATTCGCGGCGCGATGCTGGTGCAGCGCTTGGAGAAGATCGCGCTGGGCAAGGTCACCGCAGAGCCGCATCAGGTCACGGCGGCGCTGGGCCTGCTGCGGTTCCAACTGCCAACGCTCGCGGCGACCGACATCACGAGCGACGGCAAGCAGATCGTGGTCGAGCGCACGGCGTTTAAACCGTGAGGCTGCTCGAGTACACCGTGCGCTCCACGCTGCGTCGCGCCGCTGCGCAGCGACCGTGGCAACCGAAGCGTTCATGGTGGCAACGCTTCATGGCGCGACTCCGTGGCTGAGATCCGCATCAAGATCCCGAACATCACGCCGCGCAGCTACCAACTGCCGGCGTTCGAGTATTGGGACGATGCGGGCACGCGCGCGGTCGAGGTCTGGTCCCGGCGCACGGGCAAGGATCTCACCTACATGAACATCGCGTGCATGAAGTCCTTCGAGCGCAAGGGCCTGTACGTTCACTTCCTGCCAGAGTTCGCGCACGCGCGCCGCACCATCTGGGACGGCATGAGCAACGAGGGCGAGCGCCTCATCGACATGGCGTTCCCGAAGGAACTGCGCGAGAGCATCAACGAGCAGGAGATGCGGATCGTGCTGAAGAACGGCAGCGCGTGGCAGCTTGGCGGCTCGGACCAGTACGACAGGTGGGTGGGCTCCAATCCCATCGGGCTCGTGTACAGCGAGTTCGCGCTCGCGCACCCGAAGGGCTGGGAGATGATGCGCCCGATCCTGAAGATGAACGGCGGCTGGGCTGCGTTCATCTCGACGCCTCGAGGCTACAACCATCTGCACAAGATGCTCGAGCTTGCGAAGCAGACGCCGGGCTGGCGCTGGAGCGTGCTGGACGCGATCACGGCGGGCGTGATGACGCAGGCCGACATCGACGCGGAGATCGCGCAGGGCATGCCAGAGGAGCTTGCGCGGCAGGAGTACATGGTGGACTTCGCCGCCGCCAACGTCGGCGCGATCCTCGGTCGCTACATCGAGGAGGCTGATCGCTCTGGCCGGCTCGGTGCGCTGGTCTGGGACGCAGGCGGCGAGCGCATCGACATCAGCGCCGACATCGGCTTTCGCGACACGGCGGCGTTCTGGTTCTGGCAACCGTGGGCAGATGGCTTCGGCATCGTGGAGTACGATGAGGACAACGGGCTCGACGCGGAGCAATGGATCGAGCGGCTCGCCTCGAAGCCGTGGAGCTACGGCACCATCTACCTGCCGCACGATGCGCGCGCGAAGACGTTCGCGACGCGGCACTCGGTCATCGAGCAGTTCCTCGCCGCGAAGCAGGACGGCACGCTCAACGCGGAGCGCATCGTGATCGTGCCGCAGGTCCGCACGCAGGACCGTGTAAACGCTGCGCGCTCGGTGCTGCCCCGGTGCAAGTTCGACCACGCCGGCTGCGCGCAGGGGCTGCTCGCGCTGCGTGAGTGGAGCTACGCATGGAACGATGACACCCGCACCTACTCGAAGGAGCCGCGCCATGACTGGGCGTCGCACGGTGCGGATGCGTTCACTTACGGCGCGCTCATGCTGCGCGAGCGCTCGAAGGCGAAGCCTGCCGAGAAGCAGCCCATGCCGCAGGCGGCGGCGAACTTCACCCTGAACCAACTCTTTGTGGACCGCGAGCGATTCGGTCCTAACCGGAGAATCGGATGAGCAACGCGATCCAGTCCGCGAAGGACTTCGAGAACACCCCGCAGGGCTGGCAGAAGCGCTGGCTCACCGAACTTGCTGCCGCGAAGAAGGCCGCGAAGAAGTGGAACGAGGCGGGCAAGCGCATCACCAAGGTCTTCCTCGATGAGCGCAGCGACGATCCGTTCGCGCGCTCGACGCGGCTCAACCTGTTCAGCGCGAACATCATCACGCTGCGCAGCATGATGTTCGGCAACGTGCCGCGCGTCGAGGTGTCGCGCCGGTACGAGGACGCGAACGATGACGCAGCGCGCGTCGCCGCCGAGATCCTCGAGCGCATCGCGAACGCGGACATCGGCAAGCAGTTCAGCTACGCCATCGGCAACGCGCTCGATGACCGGCTGCTGGTGGGGTTCGGGCTCGCCCGCGTCGCCTACGAGGCAGACTTCGAGACGATTCAGGAGCCGCCCTTCGTTGGCGAGGACGGCACCGAACTCGCACCGGGCTACAGCGTGGACCGCAAGACGATGGAGGCCGCGCCGGTCTACTACCTCAACTGGCGCGACGTTCTGTGGAGCCCTGCGCGGACGTGGGACGAAGTGCGCTGGATTGCCTTCCGCAACTACCTCACCCGCGACCAATGCGTCGAGCGCTTCGGCGAGAAGATTGGCGAGAACATCCCGCTGGGCACAACGAAGCGCACCTTCCTGAAGGGCGGCATCGAGAACGACCCGTGGCAGAAGGCCGAGATCTGGGAGATCTGGTGCCTCGAGAACAGGACCGTGTACTGGGTCGCCGAGGGCATGGATGTCATCTGCGACGCGAAGGAAGACCCGCTGCAACTCGAGAGCTTCTTCCCGTGCCCGCAGTTCATGCTCGCGAACCCGACCTCGCAGGACTACGTTCCGCGCGCCGACTACATCCTCGCGCAGGATCAGTACGATGAACTGAACGATGTCACCACGCGCATCACGCTGCTCGAGAAGGCGATCAAGGTGGTCGGCGTCTACGACAAGGCAGCGGACGGCGTGCAGCGCATGCTCAACGAGGGCACCGACAACACGCTCATCCCGGTGGACAACTGGGCGATGTTCGCCGAGAAGGGCGGTATCAAGGGGCAGGTCGATTGGCTCCCCATCGAGGAGGTCGCGGGCGCGCTCGAGATCCTGCGCAACTACCGCACCGAACTGGTGAACCTGCTCTATCAGGTCACCGGCATGAGTGACATCCTGCGCGGCGCCACGCAGAGCGGCGAGACGGCGACGGCGCAGTCGATCAAGGCGAAGTTCGCCTCGACGCGCGTGCAGGCGATGCAGGATGACTTCGCGCGGTTCGCGACCGATCTCCAGCGGCTGCGCATCGAGATCATCTCCCGGCACTTCGATGACCAGAGCATCGTCGCGCAGTCGAACCTGCAAGCCACGCCCGACGCCGAGTACATCCCGCAGGCGCTGCAACTGATCCGCTCGATGGATGCGTTCAAGATCAGCATCAAGAGCGAGACGCTCGCGGCGCAGGACTTGGCGGCGCTGCGTCAGGAGAAGCAGGAGTTCATTCAGGGGCTCGCGAGCTTCCTCACCGCCGCGCAGCCGCTCGTGGAGAAGTACCCCGCCGCCGCGCCGACGCTGCTCGAGATGCTCAAGTGGGCGATGACCGGGTTCAAGGGCTCCAGCACCATCGAGGGCGTACTCGACAAGGCAATCGCCTCGCTCCAGCAGCAGCCGCCCGCGCCGCAGGCCGACCCCGCCGAGGCGAAGATGAAGGCGGCGCAGGCCGCGCAGCAGATGAAGCTGCAAGGCGACGCCCAGCGCGAGAAGATGAAGTCGGCGGCGAAGGGTCAGGAGATCCAGATGCAGACGCAGGCCGACATCGTCCGCATCAACGCGGAGACGCAGGCCGAATTGAAGAAGCAGCAGGCGCAGTTCGCGTTCGACTCGCGCGAGAGCCAGCGCGCCGCCGCGCTCGAGGCGGTGACCGGAGTGACGCAGATTCGGAGGCCCGGACAGTAATGGCCCGCAACACATGGCATTGGGATCCAGAGCAGGGCAAGCTCGTGGAGGGCCCCGGCCCGCGCCGCAGCGACGGCAGCGGCGATGGCTGGCGCTTCAGCGACCGGCTCTACAGCGGCTCGCCGTTCAAGGGCATGGACGGCACCATCATCGACTCGAAGAAGAAGCACCGCGACTACATGAAGCGCCACAACCTCGCCACGGTGGATGACTTCAGCGGCGACTGGGAGCGCGCCAAGAAGCGGCGCGAGGACGTTTACACGGGACGGCATGACCGACACCAGCGCCGCGAAGCCATCGCGCGCGCATTGGAGAAGTTGCATGGCGGCTAACATCGGCGTGATGGACACCATCGCAGCGCTGCGCAAGAAAGCGGCGCCGTACACCTCGCTCGACCCGGAGGAGGGCAAGCAGGCGAACTTCTGGGCCGACTTGGGGCTCGGCATGCTGCCCGTGGTCGGCACCGCGCAGGCGGGGCGCGACTTCGAGCGCGCTCGGCGCGAGGATGACATGCTCGGCATGGGGCTCTCGAGCCTCGCCGCCGTGCCCATCGTCGGCAAGCCGCTCTCGACCGCCGGGCGCAAGATCCGCTCGACCATCAAGGCAGCGGATCGCATCGCCTTCCCCGGCATCTACAAGGATCCGAAG